AAACGCAACCCAAGGTTAGCCCTGTTGCAATGCTCGACCGACTTTTACTTGGTATTCATCGATGACAACAGACATTCACGACACGCTAGACGAACGCGGAAAGCGTTATGGAGCTTTTACAGGTCACGCAGAAGTCACGCAGGCGCTCAAATCGGTAATTTTTGACGCGCTACGCTCGCGAAACAAACTTTTAGCGGCCGATCAGCAAGAAGCGCTAGATATGATCGTCCACAAAATCGGGCGAATCATCAACGGCGACGCTGATTACGACGACTCATGGCACGACATCGCAGGCTACGCAACTTTGGTTGCGGACAGGCTGGCGTCGAATAGCGTGACGAGCATCACAATCGAGCGCAGACACCCATTTACGAGTAGCAACAATGAAATTTGAACAAGCACTAGAAGCAATGCGCAACGGCAAGCACGTCAAGCGCGAGCATTGGAATCAACCCGAGCCTGCAACACTCCTCATCGTGTCAATGCCGCAAGGCAAAGCAATTGCCATCTCGCCGTGCGAAGGCGTGTTCTCGACGTGGTTGCCTGGTCATAGTGATTTGCTGGCAGAAGATTGGCAGGTTGTGGAGAACAGCAATGGATAACAAAACATTCGGTGGCGCACTCGAAGCGCTCAAAGCAGGACAAAAGGTTGCGCGTGTTGGATGGAATGGCAAGGGCTTGTGGCTCGAGCTTCAAGTACCCGACGAACACAGCAAAATGACCCTGCCGTACATCTTCATGGCTTACCCAACCACACCAGCCAGCGAAACCGCACCAGCTAATCACATCAACGCAAGAGTTCCATGGCTCGCAAGCCAAACCGACATGCTTGCCGAAGATTGGGCAATCGTGGATTAACCCGTATCACCTTTAACATCAACCGGAGGCACTATGAATAAGATCATTGCGCTGTTTACCTTCATCAAGAATCGACTGTCGGAACCTAGCACCTACGCTTCGCTCGCCGCTGTGTCGGCAATCGCAGGGTACAAAGTCGACGCTGGACACGTCCAAGACATCATGAACATCGGGACACTGATCTTTGGCGCCGTAGGTGTCCTTGCAGGTGAAGGCAGTAAAAGTGATGCCGGATGAAGCATGCCGCTTGGCAAAAGTAGAAGAAAGGGTTGATGGAGTCGATGCCAAACTCGACGCCATAATCAAGTCAATCGAGGACATGAAAACCGAGCAAACCCGCTACAAGGGTTTCATCGGTGGTGTGGTGTTTGCCGTCGGCGCACTGTTCTCGTTTTTGACCTGGTGGACAGGAAACCGCTAGTGGACTTCCTCAACCTCGCGCAAGACGTCGGTTTCCCAATCGCCGCTGCGTGTGGTGGGTTCTACTTCGTTTACTTGACGCTTAGGTTCATCCTTGATGGCGTCCTGTCTGCAATCAAAGACTTGATTTCGATCATCAAGCGGCTCGACGACCGCGTAACGGCAATGTCGCATGACATCACGCGCATCGACATCCTTGTATCAAACGCCCTTGACCTCGAGCCAGACGTTGACCGTGTGGCCAGAGTCAAGAAAGCCGAAGCGCGGAAAGACTGATGGAATATGAGCAACTGGTAAAAGCCGTCAACGAGTTCGGGTTCCCCGTCGTAGCGTCGGGCGGGATGAGTTACATCGTGTACTTCATTTGGGTGTGGGCGACAACAACAGTCAAACCCATGCTATCGGAGGCCAATGACGTATTGATCGACCTGGTGGATCGCGTGCGATTGCTCGACAACGACATGATCCGCTTGCGTCAAAAAATTAACGTAGTGCTTATGCTGAGAAAAAAACAATGAAAACGTCAGAGAAAGGGCAAACCCTAATCAAGAAAACAGAATCGTTCGAGTCACGTCCGTACCGTTGCCCCGCCAACATCCCGTCCATTGGGTTTGGCACCACGCGCTATCCCAACGGTAAAGCAGTCACCATGTATGACCCCAAAATTACCCTCGAACAAGCCAATGCCTACTTTGCCCATGACCTCGAGCGCTTTGAGCGTGATGTTCTCTCGCTCGTCAAGGTGCCAATTACGCAAAACCAGTTCGACGCGCTTGTGTCGTTTGCCTACAACTGCGGATCAGACATCGACAAAGATGACATTGCCGAAGGTTTAGGCGACTCGACCTTGCTCAAGAAATTGAATGCAGGCGATTACAAAGGCGCCGCCGATGAGTTCCCCAAGTGGAACAAGGGAGCCGGCAAGGTGCAACCAGGCCTAGTCAAACGCCGTGCCGCCGAGCGTGAAATGTTCCTCGCATGACCATCGAAGTAAAAACAGCCACCAAGACGCGCAAACCAAAGGGCGGATCAAAGCCTAACCGGCGACAAGCCCCCAACGGTTCGCTCGCCGGTGTCGTTGGCACCACGCTAACGATTGAACAGGAGGCGTACTGTCGCGGTCGCGCTATGGGCATGAGCATCGAGGAGGCGTTACTCGCCTGCAACTCGAAGGTCAAACCCATTACGGCCAAAACCAAGTGGGAGAAGTTACCCGCGTTTCGTGATCGCATCGCTGAACTGTCACGCATCGCCACCGAAAACGCCATCCTAAAAACCGGCCTAGATCGTGAGTGGGTTATCAGCCGATTGATGCAGGTGGTCGACCGCTGTATGCAGGCCGAACCGGTACTCGTCAAAGGCGAACCCACCGGCGAATTCAAGTTCGACGCATCCGGCGCCAACGCCGCACTCAAAATGCTAGGCGACACCATGGGGCTATTCAAACCACAAGAAGAAAAACATGATGAGTTCTCAAACCTCAGTGACGCCGACCTTGCCCGCATCGCTGCGGGCCTTGCCGCCGAATCAGGCCTTCTTGCGTATATTGCAGGAACAGAAGCGTAGATACGAACGCAACAAGCTATCGCGCTATAAGCCCTATCCGCGTCAGATCGAGTTTCACAACCTCAGTTCAACCAAGCGCGAACGCCTGTTCCGTGCGGGCAACCAGCTTGGCAAAACGTGGTCGAGCGCTTACGAAATTGCCTATCACCTAACTGGACTGTATCCCGATTGGTGGGAGGGCAAGAAGTGGGCAAGAGGCGTCACCGGCTGGGCGCTTGGTCAATCCATGCAATCCACCCGTGACACCATGCAGCGCCTTATCCTTGGCCGACCTGGTGAATGGGGAACCGGCACCATCCCGTCAGACCTCATTATCGACATCAAGCGAGCGCAAGGCGTAGCCGATTGCGTTGACTGTGTGTTCGTCAAGCACATATCGGGCGGCATTAGCCGCGTGTACTTCAAATCGTGCGAGCAGGGCAGGGAAAAGTTGCAGGGTGAAACGCTTGACTTTGCCGCACTCGATGAAGAACCACCGCTCGACATCTATACCGAGGTACTGACCCGAACCAACGCGACCAAAGGCATCGTGTGGATTACGTTCACGCCCCTACTGGGTATGTCGGACGTGGTGAGTCGATTCCTACTCGAAACCAACCCCGACCGCGCTGACATCAATATGACCATCGATGACGTTGGCCATTACAGCGAGGAGGACAAGGAACGCATCATCTCGAGTTACCCCGCGCACGAACGCGAGGCGCGAGCCAAGGGGATTCCGATCATGGGCAGCGGGTTGATTTTCCCCGTAACCGAAGAATCCATCGTGTGCGAGCCGTTTCAAATCCCCGACCTTTGGCCAATTATTGCCGGCATTGACTTCGGGTGGGATCACCCAACGGCCGTAGTGTGGATGGCATGGGATCGTGACAACGACGTCGTGTATCTCTACGACAGCCTGCGCATCCGTGAATCAATCCCGCGTGACATCGCGCCACTCATGCTACAGCGTGGAGCGTGGATTCCGTGTTCATGGCCGCACGACGGATTGCAACACGACAAGGGCAGCGGTATCCAGTTGGCCGAGCAATATCGTCAACAGGGCGTCAACATGCTGCACGAAATGGCGCAGTTCCCCGAAACGGGCGACGAAAACGGGTACAAGGTTTCGCGTACCTCCGTCGAGGCGGGCGTCCTCGAGATGCTCAATCGGATGCAGACCGGCCGATGGAAAGTCTTTGACAACCAAAAGGACTGGCTATCTGAGCGGCAACTCTATCACCGCAAGGACGGCAAGATCGTCAAAGAGCGCGACGACTCCATATCGGCCAGTCGGTACGCCATGATGATGTTGCGCTATGCAATCACGCCGCCCGATCCCCACAAGGGATACATGGACCCACGACGAGATTACGACTGGCGAGCGGGATAAGGTCAAATTGTCACGCAGACCACACAATAAGATAGGCATAAGAATAAACCGGAATCACCTATGGCCATTGGCGACATTCAACTTACAAACGCGGCGTTGCCGTACAACGACCGTGACGCGGCAGGATACCCAGGCGCAAACGCCGGCGGCCCGACTATGGCCAAGCGTTTTCAAGCGGATCAAAAACCGCACGGCGACATCGTTCTAGGTGAGGCACCGACCGACGATGAGTTAAACGCTATCCCCGACGACCTTGAAAATTCAGCTTTGCCCCGCGCACAAGTTGAAATGTTCCTG